CCACATCAATGGCACGAACCCAGCCTTGCTCATCAGGATTATGATCTGACTTGCGAGCAGCGTGTCGGGTATCACCGATCCAACCATCCGATGTGCGGTCACGATCTGGGAACGAGTCATCTATCTGCTCTCTTAGCTGAACAGCAGCTTTAGAAAGTTTTGCTTTCACTTACAATCCGAGTGCCTTTAAATCATCTGTTGTCAAACCTAAAGCTTCAAGTTTAGCTTGGGCAGTTGCTTTTTGTGTTTCTGATCTAGTTAATTCTTCCTGAGTAATCTTTAACTGTGCAGCACTATCATTAAAGTCTTTTAATTCCGCTGGAGTCATTTCTCGGTCAATTACTTCACCTGTTGATGTGTCGTGAATTCGAACTGTTGGATTAGTCATTATTTAACTCCATACACTAGAACTGTACCTGCTGAGAATGAACCGCCACCGCTTGTCGTAATGACAAGTGATGAAATTGCCGTTGTTGTGCGAATCAATCCGCTTGTCTCAAAAGTCTCACGATGGGAGTTATAACGTAATCCACCGCCATAATAATTAAATGTTTTAAAACTTGTTGTTGAAGCATAATTATCAATTTGGCAAGTAATTGCGTTTGCTGTATTTGATGACAAAAATGTTGGCTCTGGAATTAAATCGCCTTGATCGACTTTATAAACAGTTGGTGCTGCTTGTGACGAATTAAAAGTTGTTCCAGTAATCGTGCAAATGCTTGCTGTGTTGTTTGGAATAATTCGTGGTTGATAATCTGCTGATGATGTTGCAGCAGAAATATAAACAAGAAGTGTCTGATAACTTTGTGAAATGCTTGAAATAGTTACGCTTGAACCTGAAAGAGTCGTGGTACTTAGCAAGGTCATGCCACCACCGCTTGCAGGTGTAGCCCATTTCAAGCCTGTTGCCTCTGCCGAGTCTGCTGTAAGCACTGTGCCGTTAGCACCTACTGCTAAGCGTGATGCTGTATCAGCTGCCGTTGCAGCAATAAGATCGCCCTTAGCATCTAGTATGGTTGCTGGGATGCCCGAAGCATCTGCGACCCACTTGAAGTCCATGTCTGTGTTGCTGTTCTTAGCAAGGACTTGGTTAGTTGTGCCACCTTTAAGATCGAGCAATGAAGCATCGATTGCATCGCCTAGCGTTTCAATGGCTACTGCGCCATCCTTGACTAGGTCAGTACTGGTTGGTACTGCCCAACCAAAATTAGGGGTTGTTGTTGCCATTAGGTTAATGCTCCGATCGCTTTAGACCACTGTAGTGTACCATTTACGCCACTCCAGATGGTGTTAGTTGGAAGTACTGTTGCCCATGTCGGGGCTATAAGAGAGAAGTCTGTTGGCGAGACATAGATAGTTGCATCCACGAATGTTGGAGTTGCTCTGATTGAAATGCCCTCTACAAAGCCTGAAAAGTACCCCTCGAACATGTTAAAGGGTAGGTTGGTGATAACTACTGGCTCGCCAAAGAAAAGGTTGATAAGATCATCTCTGAGGGCATTAGGCATAAGAGGATTGTCAAGTCTAAAAGTAATCTGATCTAACTGTGTTCTAGGCGTTGAGCGCAGTGCTAGATCTCGCTCGATGATGTCCTCAATGTCTGCTGTGTGACGGATGTTAGAATCGAATGTTCTTTGGTAGCGCCCATAAGTCGTAATTGAAGCATCGTCTGTGGCTGAATATGTGCTGCCGTAATCATTGCCATAACGCACGATCTCACTGTTACGGATCTTGCCAATCTGTAGAATTGACTTAACGCTGGCAGGGGATGCGTAATTACCATCTAACTGGGTTGATCCATTTGTGGCTAAGTAGTTGCTTCTATGATCTGCATCGGCATATGAGATTCTGCCCTGCTTGTCCTCGTAAAGGTTTCCGAGTGCGCTGTCTGCTATTTGCTGAACTAGGGTCTGAGTGTTTCGAGAAGCTGCTGCAAGGTTATCCATCTCATAGAGACCAGCATCGATCTCGCCTAGTCCTACATTCTCAGCATTAGCCCATGTGGTAGTTGGATTGTAATTGACCCATTGCAGGGCAGGTGCTACCTCTTGCCATTGATTGACTAGAAGATCCTCCAGGATAATAGAGATTTGCTCACCATCTAAGTCATGAGCTACTGCTGCTGTGTAAATGGCTTTAGGCAGTTTAGCCAGAGCACCGACTGCAAGAATTGTGCCAATGGTTACATAACCCGATTCTTCTGGGCTTCTGACAGATGTCGTAAAGTCTGAAACTGTGCCACCGAATACAGGCACATAAGTGCCACCGCTATCTTTAAGCTCTAAAGTCAGAAGATCTGTAACATCAATATCAAAGAGGGCATTGGTTGAGTTAATGATGTCCATGCGAGCATAACCTGCTTGACATTGACGATCAATGTCAATGCGACCAATGGTGAGATTAACACCTGTGACATTGGTATAAACATTAGTGCCAACAGTAATACGCCATTCTGGAAGCCATGTCATACTGCAAGAAGTCCTGTTGCGCTTGTGCCACGCTGGTAAGACTGACGAACAACATCTTCCACAGCTCGAGCAATAGCCTCTGGATCACCGATTCCAGCCTGAATTGTAATGTTGTAAGCATTGGCAGCTTGTGCTGCATAGCGTGAGCCACTGACCGCACCTGCTACACCTGCTCCACCTGATAAACCTTGAAGAAGGGATGAGCGAGCAATTTGTTCTAGATCAAGGGTAGAAGCCATCTGACTTGCAGCCGATGCATTTTCCATATCTAACAAATCTGCAAAAGCATTGGCACGAGCTGCTGCTGCTTCTGCATATTCCAGAATAGCCCCGATAGATCCACCTGTTGTAGATATAGGCGCAATGTAATCTCCCGCTGGGATTCCAGATCCTAAAGATGTGCTAGTAGGCACTTTAGCTTTAGATTGTGCAGCGGTCTGTCCTAGTAATGCAATCATTTCTCTGATCTTGCGTAATGCTTCATCGAGATTATCTTGGTCAATTAAATCTTTCGGTTTTAACCCTTTGAGGATAGATTCAATGTCTGTCATTGTGACTTTTTGACCAGTCAAAGCGCCAAGCACTTTAAGATCTGCATTAAGTTTATTAGTTGCAGCAACGATGGCTGCTTCATCTTTAGCAGCAATAGCATCTTCTAGCGCAAGGATAGACTGCTTGACATTTAAGCGAGCAACATCGTTAGCAACCTGTAATCTCTGTGTGTCAGTAGTGGCTTTGCTGAGTGCTTCTGCTTGGGAAGTAAGAGCTGCTGCGATCTGGATCTTGTCCATGTCAAAGACTTCTTCACCTTTAAGAAGGGCAAGATTAGCCTTATCAATTGCTAACTTTAGGCGAGCAGCCTTTAGCGCTTTTTGTTCTTCCGCTGTTAATTTTGTTTTAGTTTTAAGAAGTATAGCTGCATATTTAGCTTGTAATTCTGCAAGGTGTGCCATTCCTTGAGCATTGATTCCATTACCACCCTTGGAAGCTTTACCCGCTGCGTTCAGGATTTCAAGCCAACTGCCAAGAATAGGAATCATTCCTACATCTAAGGAACCAAGCCCCGGAAGTCCTTTGAGTTTTTCAATTAAGACACCAATGCCACGAATAACATCTGCTGTGTAAGTAGCGGCATCTTGCATTGACTTGGCTAAGTTATCGACTGAATCTTGATCGCCCAGTCCTTTAAGTGCATCAATTAAACCTGTACCGATAATTTCTGAAGCATTAGCAGCAGCAACACCTAACTTATCGATTGACCCCTGAAAAGTATTGGCAGCAGATTGTGCTGATCCAGCAAAGCGACCTTCAAGTTGAGAAACAATGTCCTCAAACTTGCCAGCCTTGAGATCTGCCTTAGAGATACCTACACCGAGTTTAGAAAGTGCAGTGTTATTGCCTAAATATGCACGACTCAATGCTGCTGTAACTGAACCTAAATCCTTGCCAGTCGAGGCACTAATGTCTAAGGAAAGATTGAGAAGTCTTTGAGACTCGGCTGTGTCTCCAGTTGCTACCGCAAGAGTCTGATAAGCAGGGCGCAGTTTGTCATCGACAATACCGAACTCGCTCTGTAGTTTCTGAATGTAAGCTTCTGTGCTTGCAGCATCTCGCTCAAGTCCAACATTCTTTAGAGCAAGTGCAAGTTGCTTCTGTGCTTTCTCATCCGCTGCTGCTGCCTTAACCGCAGCCTTACCATAAGCAAGAATCTGCTGACCACCGAATGCAAGACCTAAAGCACCTGCAAGTTTCTTTACATTCTTGCCCAGTCTGTCTGTTGCTGTTTCGGCTTGCTTAAATGCTGGCTTGCCTACAAACTCCGCTGCAATATCAATGACTATATTAGACATTAGTTACACCTTCGCTCTTGCGTTAAGTTTGTCGGCTGCAGATTGGATAGCCTTAAGGACTGCATCTCTGGCCTTGCCATTGTTTTCCTCATAGGCACGGAATAAGGCTCGACCTTGCATCTTGCCGTCACCCTTCATAGATGACCCGTACTTGCTGTTTTGATTCTGTACAAAACGACTGGTTGGAGTCTTGCGCCCCATAGTTTCGTAAATTGCTCCAGCAGCAGTTTTGTTAAAGACTCTAGCCAAAGATCTAAAACCTCTGCGATTAGGCTTAGATGGTGAAGTTTTATAGCCAACCCCAGCTTTAACGAGCCGAGCATTGTAACTAGGGAATCGAGCTTGA